AACCGCAATTGGTAAATAGCGTGAACGGTAAGGAACTACTTGTTGAGCTCGAGTTTACTATCGGCTCTGATAAGTATGTGATCCGCCGTGGCATGAAACCTGGTATTTTTGAGATCTGGAAAAACAACGATCTCTTGAATAAAGATGCTGCATCAAGAGATTATCAGCTATATTTAGAGCAGAATATTTTGAAGATGAGCTTCAAGTCTTTTTCTCAGATTGTGATCTTGGGCAGCGCTACATATATACCTTTCATGGAACTACCTACTGGGCAACGCAGAGAAATTATTGAAGATCTATTGGACATACAAGTATTTAGCACGATGAATACATTACTGAAAGAACGGATCAGTGATAATAAAAGCTTAATTACTGACAATAACTACCAAATTGATATGGTTCAAACTAGAATCGATTCAGCAAAAGATCATAATGAAGAAATTCAGCGCATGAAACAGACTGAAGTAGAAAAGATAAAGATAAAAATTGTTGAAAATCTTTCTACAATCGAGACTGAACAAGCACAGACAGAATTATATGAAACTCAAATAACAGGGTTGAGTTCTACTATTACTGACAAGCAAAAACAAAAAAAATTGCATGATCAAGTAAAAACCCTGTTGCTGGAATTACAAACAAAAGAGCGTGAGTATAAAAAAGAAATTGATTTCTACTCCAAGCATGATAATTGTCCTACGTGTAAACAATGCATTGATCATGACTTTAAATCTGAAATTGTAACAGAACGAAACTCAAAGTCAGAAGAAGTGCAAAGTGGTTTGGATCAACTGAATCAGAAAAAAGAACTAATCGAAACTCGGCTTTCTGAAATCTCTAATGTGGAAGATGAAATTCAAAAACTGCATAATAAAGCTAACGAGCACCGCCTGCAAATAAAACTTATTATGAACCAATTGAAGTCGTATAAAAAAGAATTAGAATGCGCTGAAAAGGAAGTAGAAGAAATAGATCAGAGCAAAATACTTGAGTTTGTTAACCAATTAAGCAAAAAACAGAAAGAACAAACTGAACTATACGAAAAGCGTGAAACTCTAGGTATTGTTGCTTCCATGCTTAAGGATGGTGGTATTAAGACTAGTATTATCAGAACATATATTCCAATTATGAATAAATTGATTAATCAGTATCTATCTGAGTTTGAACTTTTTGTTGACTTCAATCTTGATGAAAATTTTAACGAGACAATCAAAAGTCGGTTTCGTGATGCATTTTCTTTCGCATCCTTTTCAGAAGGTGAAAAAATGCGTATCAGTTTGAGCATCATGTTCACATGGAGAGCAATTGCAAAACTTCGAAACTCAGTATCTACTAACCTTTTGATAATGGATGAAACTTTAGACTCCGCTTCAGATTCTGCTGGTGTCGAAGCGCTCATTGATATTCTTCACAAGACTCACACTAACGACAACATCTTTGTTATATCTCATCGTGGTGAGACTTTTGGAGAAAAGTTTGAAAACCACATAAGGTTTGAAAAGGTAAAGAACTTTACGCAACTTGCAGCATAAAGTCGTTGACATAACCTCGTCCATGGGTTATTATTGAATAAATCACGTATATTACTGAAAGGAATTTGATGACTAAATTTTATACGTCTGTTGAAAGATATGGTAGCAATATCTTATGGAGAGGCTATGACAATGGCCGGCGTTTCTCCAAAAAAGTAAACTTCGAGCCTACGTTGTACCAGCCTGCAAAACAAGAAACTCCTTACAAGTCTCTACTAGGGGAGCGGTATCTATCTCCCAAGAAGTTTGAAAATATGAATGACGCCAAGGATTTTATCGAGCGATATAAAGATGTTCACGGGTTGGAAATTTATGGCAATACAAACTATGTAGCTCAGTTTATTCAAGAAGAATATCCAGGTGAAATTAAGTTTGACATTAATTTAATCAATATTGCTAAGTTTGATATTGAGGTTGATATAAGCGATGGTTATGCAAACACCGAATTAGCAGACAAAGAAATTACGTCTATATCATATAAGTCTTCAAACAGCAGCACGTATCATCTGCTCGGCCGTAAAAATTATGATAAAGCAAAAACGCTAACTGGCATCAATCCAGATGATATTCAATTCATGAAATTTGAAAACGAAAAGAGTATGCTGAGCCGATTTGTGCAAATATGGACAAACGATTATCCAGATGTTGTAACTGGTTGGAACGTAGAATATTTTGACATTATGTATATTGTAACACGTATTATCAATCTATTTGGAGAAGCAAAGGCAAGAGAACTTTCGCCTTGGAAAAGCATTCGTAAGCATACTCGAAAGATCTTCAATAAAGATCAGTCGACTTATGCTATTTCGGGTGTTGCTGTTATCGACTACATGGATGCGTTTAAAAAGTTTGGTTACAAGTATGGTCCACAAGAAAGCTATAAGTTAGACCACATTGCACACGTTGTCCTCGGTGAGAAAAAGCTAGACTATTCTGAGTATGGCAACTTGACCGCGCTTTACGAACAAAATCCACAACTATATCTCGACTATAATCTTAAAGACACGCATCTTATCGAAAGAATGGAAGAAGAGTCTGCGCTTCTTTCTCTTGTTCTTACTGTTGCGTATGGCGGCGGTGTCAACTATACTGAAGCATTTGGTACGGTTGGAATTTGGGAAACAACTCTTTATAGAAAGCTAAAAGAAAAGAATATTATACCATCGCTTAAAGGATCACCAGGCGACAGAGGAAACGCGCTTGTGGGCGGTTATGTAAAAGATCCGCGTGTTGGTATGCATCCTTGGATTGTTTCTTTTGATTTGAATTCTTTGTATCCCCATTTGATGTTACAATATAACATGTCGCCTGAAACTTATGTGCCAGACGCGAGAGAATATGTTACACAAGAAATGGTTTTGAACGACCAATTTACAAATGAAAACAAAGACTATTCTGTATGCGCCAATGGAGTTTGTTTCACAAATGCAAAACTTGGTATTATTCCAGAGATCATTCAAGAATATTACGGCAATCGTTCAAAAATCAAAAAGAATATGCTTGCAGTAGAACAGGCTGCTGAAACTGAACAAGATCATATTAAGAAAAAAGAACTTAAAAAGGAAATTACTCAGCTTCATAACGCTCAGATGGCTATCAAAATTGCTATGAACGCACTTTACGGCGCAATCGCAAATATTTACTTTCTATATTATATTGGCGAAATGGCCGAAGCAATTACTACATCTGGCCAGCTTTCAATTCGATACGCTGAAAAATCAGTCAATGATTTTATGAACAAATTTATGAAAACAGAAGGACTCGATTTTATCGTATATATCGATACTGACTCAATCTATGTTGACATGGCTCCTATCATTGAAAAAGTGTTTGGCACAATAGATATTGATAAGAAAACTGGCGAAGAGTTTTTAGATAAAGTCTGCAGAGAAAAAATTGAAAAAATAATTGAAGACGGTTATGAAAAGCTTGCAAAGCAGATGGGTGCTTATCGCAATGCAATGGCAATGAAGCGCGAAAAAATAACTGACAAGTCTGTTTTTGTTGCTAAAAAGCGATATGTGATGAACGCTCTAAACTCAGAAGGAGTGCACTACGAAGAGCCAAAGATAAGTGTCACTGGTCTTGAGTCTGTAAGATCGTCAACACCAGAAATATGCAGAGAAAAACTGAAAGGTTCATTTAAAGTTATTATGAATGGCAATGAATTAGAAACTCAAGAGTTCGTACAAAATTTTAAAACCGAGTTTTATAGTCTTCCTGCGGAATCTGTCGCTAAAATTTCTGGGACTGACGATATTGAAAAATACACAGATCGTAAAACAGGCTCATATAAAAAAGGATGCCCTATGCATGTTCGTGGTTGTATCCTTTATAACAACTTCTTAAAGGAAAAAGGATTGCAGCATAAATATCCAGAAATACAATCTGGTGATAAAGTTAAGTTTGTGTATCTTAAAACACCAAATCCACTGCGCGAAAATATGATATCATTCCCCAACGTGCTTCCAAAAGAGTTTGGTATAGATCAATATATAGACTATGAAACACAATTTAACAAAGTATTTTTAAGCCCTATTGACAACCTTTTACAGGCGATTGGTTGGTCAGCAGAAAAAGTTAATTCTATAGAAAGTTTTTTTGGATGATGGAGGAAATATAATGACAGAAAAACAAATGAAAAATTTAAGATTTTTGAAAGAGCAACACAAAAAGCAAGACAAATTGATAGAAGTTCTTGAAGCAGAAAGAGCGCCAGAAGCATCTATAAAAAATCATAAACGAATTAAGCTATCTATCAAAGATGAAATTGCTGAAATTGAAGCCACGCTTAAATTAGAAGGAGTAAAATATGAGTGACTGGGCAAATGACATTAGAATGATGCATCTCAAGTTTGGTGTTCACGAATGGTTTGAAAAAAATAAGCACGACAAAGATTTGATGGTCAAGTGGCTAGATTTTAGACTGAGCATGGTTCAAGAAGAATATATCGAAACTATGGACGCGATTGCTGCTAAAGATCCTGAAGAAATTGTAGATGGTCTTATTGATCTTTGCGTGTTTGCTATAGGAACACTTGATATTATGGGAGTCGACGCTAACGAAGCTTGGGATCGTGTTTATGATGCAAACACCAGCAAAAATGTTGGTATTAAAGAAGGCCGACCGAACGAGTTTGGATTGCCAGATTTGATAAAGCCATCAGGTTGGGAAGCTCCCTCTCATGAAGGAAATCATGGGCATCTAAAAAATATTTTTGAATAATTGAAAAAAGGGGTTTACAAAGCCCCTCTTTTGATTTATATTGATTCTATAAGGTAAACCTAAAAGGAATCACCGATGATTATCATTCACCAAATTCGTCTTACACATTACGAAATCGACAGTGTGAATCGTGGCGAAGTGCTACCCAAATACACCGCTAAAATGAATACAATGATCAGTGCAAAAAAAATTCGTTTCTTCTGATTTCCAGTACTACACACCGGCGTGCAAAGTTTATACTTATGATCTTGAGCGTGCTTTTGAAATTACAAATCTCTGGGAAGAGCCGGCTCTGGTTGAATATATTACGCCTCGTTGTAGTTCTTCCTCTGTAGGTGATATTTTTCAGCGAGGCGAACAATTTTTTATCGTAGACTCGTTCGGTTTCAAATAAATTTTTCTTTCTCAACAAGAAGTTAAAACGATTAGTTGACACTAACTAAGAATCAGTATATACTGATAATAGGAAACCAAAAGGAACCTTACAATGACTAATCAAATCAAAGTTGATATGGATATTTCTTACGAATGGTACGACACTCCTGAAATGTACGAGGAATTTGCCACTTTCAATATATCCCACGAACTTATTGAACTTGAAGGCCCCGGTGGTGGAAATCCAAATATTTTTATTATTGGTACCGAAACTGATATTCGCGAATGGTTGACTTTTGCTGGATACGACGAGGACGACATTGAATATCATATCCGCGGCGAATAATTTAGTTGACACTAACTAAGAATCAGTATATACTGATAATAGGAAACCAAAAGGAGATACACCATGAAAAATCGTACCGATGCTTATCGTTTCACTGTTCAAATGGAAAACGGCAAACCTATAGCAGAACAAAATCATCTTGTTCAAGCGCTTCGTGCTGTTATCGCCGCAGAAGACACTTGGAATGGAACTAAACGTTATGTAAAGCTGCAAGGACGGGGCCCACGTTTTGGAAACCGCCGATACAATCAATCTCTTCCTTTGGGCTTGTCAGTTTCTGCTGATGTTTATGTCTATCAGCGTTAAGTACATGATGTGACACCGCAAATTTTATAAGATTCCTTTTGTAATAGGTTGGGTGCAACAATCAAATTGATTGTTGCACCTTGTAGTTGACAAATAATTCTTGTTGTATTATATTATAATTCTACAAAGGAGAATTTTATGTCTTATACCTACACATCTACCGGCCGTCACTTCATTGAAAACCCTTACACTGATACAAAAACCACTACATCTTACACCACTCAACAACTTCTTGGCTACATCTCAACCACTGATATGGAACTTTTTGACCTTGAGGGAAATCTTATACTCAAGGAATACACTATTGATGGAAAATACTTTTATCCTGTGATTGCCTTTTCACACGATATCTTGACATCTACGGGAAAAATCAAAAAATCCTTTAAACAATCTTTGGAAAATAAATCCTTTGAGGAAACTGAAACTCATTCTGACCTCTCGGAAACCACATACGATATTCTAAAATAGGTTGACAAACACAAAATATTTGTATTGGAATTAAAATGGACAACATAAAATACGAAAACGTGGATATCATACACGCAACAAATGGATGCCTCTCAATAATGTTCCAACTAAATCGCAATAGTTGTATACGTTTCTTTCTGAGCAATATGGAAACAGCGGCGTATATCAGCATGCGATTTTAAATGATATAAAAGAAATTGGCGATAATTTAGTACACGAAAAAATTAAATACAATGGTAAATCTACAGCTGATGTTTTAGGCAGGTGCTCAGACCCTAGACGCCCAAAAAGTTCCCATCCAGTCGGTCGCTATATTCGTCAAAATGGTATTGTTAATTCTGATGTTGCAGTAAGAATTCTTTATACTAACTACGAAAACGACACTACATTGGAATCAAAATTACAATGTTTTTATAAAGAAAATTACGGTGTAACACATATGTGGGCTTCTGCCTCTTCTGGTGTGGCCGGCGCGTATTCAACAATATTAGACTTATCAGATAAGTTGGCATTTAACGAAATGTGTGATATGATTACTGAAATGAAGGTAAAAGCTGAAGAAATTGGTTACAGAGAACTTTTAGAAAAAAATAAAAGGAATATAAATGATTACGATAATCGAAGGCATGGATAGGTGCGGTAAATCAACACTGATATCTAACCTAAGAAAACACTATTTTACAAATCCAAAACTTATTGTCCATCATTCATCTGCTCCGCCAAAAGGTGTAGCAGACTCAAACGCATGGGAGGTAGATCACTACCGTGATTTGTCGTATGTATTTCATCATCTTTCTTCTCGTGAAGGATATGATGTTATCTGCGATCGTTTTCATCTCGGTGCTATTGTATATGGAATGAAATATCGTGGACTTGATCCATACACTATCTATAAAGTAGATGCTGAAAATATCTCAAATGGTCGAGAGAAAAATGTTGCTATGATACTTCTTACGGATAATGTAGAAAGTATCATGTCACGCGACGATGGTCAATCTATTGAAACTTCAGCAGAAGAATTTGAAGCAACAAGCAATGAATTTACTAAGGTGTTTGTATATTCTACAATCAAGCATAAGCTTCACATAAATATTACTGATAACGGCGGCTTTGAAAATACTTTGCCGAGCGTTGTAAAATTCTTGGAAAATATATCATGAACTATGTTTTACCAAAGCCGATAACAGTTGAATTGGATGACCACGAAATACAGCATATTGAAGTAATGGCAAAAGAAATATTTTACTGCCCAGTTAGAAGAAAAAATCGACAGTATGAAGAAGTGTATAACGCCACTCTTAGTGGAGTAATTTTAGAATTTGCTCTTGTGCGACAAGGCGCTATTAAAAATAACGCTGTTTTTGATGAAAAAAATCAAAGCTCTTATGATTGGGACGTTATATGGAATAACTGGCGCTCCGAAATAAAATGTACTGCAGATCCGGATAAAATGCCAGAAAACGCTAAAATGAAATGGGTCACATTTCCGCTATCCAGTGTTCAAACTTTCATAAATAACATAACAAGAAATCCAAATTGTGTTGACATTATAATCTTTGGATGTTACGATAAAATATCAGAAAATAAATTTGAATGTAAATGGCGCTTGGTAGCTCCAGCAGATTCTTTTAAGAGCAGCACTAAAAAATGTAATCCAAAATGGAGTAGTAGCTACTACAAAAAAACTGGTGCGCTAAAATATTTTTACAACCATTTTTCTGAAAGTCTCGCTATATACAATACTAGCTTATAATATGGAGAAATAATAATGCAAACAGTATCAGACATTCGAGCTAAGCTCATTCAAAAATATAAAGATCATGACTTCGTAACCGATAAGACCGGTGTAAAAACCATCGAGCTTATCGGCGAGTCGTTTGTTGCTGACGAGGATTGGATAATTCGTGAGCCTAACTATGAATACATCGAGCGCGAACTTCAGTGGTACGAGTCTCAATCTCGTTATGTTGAAGACATTCCAGGCGATACTCCTGCTATCTGGAGACAGGTTGCCGACAGTGACGGCAGGATCAACTCTAACTACGGTTATCTGATCTGGTCAGAAGAGAACGGCAACCAGTACAACAACGTTCTTGCTGAACTTAGTAATAACCCTAACAGCCGTCGTGCTGTCATGATCTACAACCGTCCGTCTATGCATAAAGATTACTGTGCAGACGGTATGTCTGACTTCATCTGCACTTATGCAAACACCTTTTTGATTCGTAACGGTAAACTAATCAGCCATTACCTAATGAGGAGCAACGACTGCGTATTCGGTTACACGGCAGATGTTCATTGGGCAATGCATGTCCAAAAAATGCTCGCCGCTGATCTCGGCGTTGAAGCAGGTAATCTTATTTGGACGGCGACTAGTTTGCATGCTTATGAAAAGCATTTTTCTCATATTGAAAAACTGATTGAAAATGAATCTGCGTAACTACTGGAGAATTTGGGCTAAAAGTCTAGGAGAAAAAGTTGGTGAAACTGATAAACAAGCAAATGTAGTTGCCGCCATAAGAACTTTTTGGTGGCTAACACATATAGTTACTTGTTTTATGATTATTATACACAACGGAAATAAACTGGGATGGTGGTAATTTGACTAAGTTAATTCTTCTTACTGATATACTCGAAACAAAGTTACGCAAAGAAAAAGAGCTCGAGTTCTATCAAAATGAACTCGAGAAACTCAAACAAAAAATGTTCTTTATCCGAAAGGATATTGATATCACAAACTTATGTATTCAGATTATTGAACAAGAAAAGGTGATGGATATTCGTGCACAGATGAATGCTAAATTGATAGGAAAAGATGATGACAATTAATTCTAAGTGGGATATCCGCTTTATGAAACTTGCGAGAGAAATCTCGAAATGGAGTAAAGATCCTAGCACGTGCATAGGAGCTGTCATCGTTAATGACGAGCGCCGTATTCTTGCTACAGGATACAATGGCTTTCCTCGTGGTATTGAAGATACCGAGGAGCGTCTTAACGATCGTGAACAAAAGTATCCGCTGATAGTTCATGGAGAAATGAACGCTCTTATGAATGCTCTCTACAGTGGCGTATCGGTAAAAGGTGCTGCAATTTATGTTTGGGGTCTGCCAGTTTGTGCTGAGTGCACAAAGAATGTTATTCAAGCTGGTATCAAACGAGTAGTAATCACATATACAGAAAATGCCCCAAAAAAATGGCAAGCGCAATGGAACAACATGTCTAAGCCTATGTATGACGAGGCTGGCGTCTCAATTACTTATATCAACGAAGATCATTGGGGTTTTGAAACACATAAATAACCTTGTAATTAAATTATGAGAGACAAAATGGCAAAAAACTTATTTGATACGTATAGCGGTGTAAAAAAAGATGATCCTAATCGAAATAAAAACGATTTGTATCCTACACCGCCATTAGCAACTTACATTCTTCACAAATATGTAGATCTTCCAACTAAAATAGTAGAACCTTGCGCAGGTAAAGGCAATATATCGATTGAACTGAAGAGATGTGGATATGATGTAAAGTCCTATGATTTATATGAATATGAAGATGCTTTGGTTGATATAGAAACTGGGCATGATGTTTTAGATCTTAAAAAGCCTGTTGGATATAGCGCGCTTGTTACAAATCCCCCATATCACAAAGACCTACCAAGAAAAATTGCAGAAAAAGGTGTTGCAGAATACGATGTAACCGCTCTTTTTGTTCGTCTTACTTTTCTTGAAGGAAAAAAACGAAAAGAACTGTTTACAAACAACAAAATTAGTGATATAATATTTCTATCAGACAGAATAAATTTTGGTTCAAATAAGTTAGAGCCAGTAGAACGAAACGAACAGATTGGCGGAATGATAGCCTATTGCTGGATCGTTTTTAAAAGAAACAATATCCACGATAGCACTAAACTGCACTGGGCTAGATTAGATCAAGAATATGATGAGTGGAGAAAACATTATGAGGAGAACAAATGAAAATCTTAATTCCATTCTTTATGACTGATGAACATAATCTAGATAGCCCACATGTATCCGGTGGCATAGAGCGCTTTATTCAGCTCATTTATCAAAATTTTCCAGGTGAAATAATTCCGTTTTATTACAATGATGAAGATCGTAAAAAGCGCCTTACAAATGCTAAACTAGCTCAAGCCATTATTCATCATAATCCTGATGTTCTCATGGTTAATTTTGATAGCACTACATTGATTAATAAGATTCAAGATACTTTTAATATTCCAATTGCTTGGATTAGTCATACTGCGGCGGGCGGTATTAGTAAAGTTCTGCATGTGAAAATGATGAAAGAGTTTTTAGAAAAAGGCGGAACACTTTCAATGGTAAGTCCATGGCAATATGCTGGTATGGACAAGCTTTCGCGGCGCATCAATGGAATTCCACTCGACTTGAATGGTGGTTATATTAATGCTGCTTTTTGTAACGGCGATGAACCTGTGTACAAAGATCTAGAGTACGATATTACTACTATTGCTCGCATGAACAAAACAAAAAATCCTTATCTTAATCACAAGCTTTCGCATCCGAACCAATATAGTAGTCTTATTTTGACCACCACTAGTAATTTGGTAACAAGCGAAAATATTCATTATCACAAAATCAATAGCCACTGGAACCATCCACAAGAAACAATAGAAAACCTTCCGCACGCGCAAGTTATGGAAAAGCTAGCAAAATCTAGTACTTATTTTTCTACCTGCCCAGCAGAAACTTGGGGTATTACAGCTCTTGAAGCTCTGGCCCGCGGTTTGCCAGTTATTGTTTCTACCGATACAACTGGCACTCACGCTTCAGAATGTATTCCAGCTAGTCCAGATCATATAGTTAAAGTGCGCAATAATATTCGACCAAATAAATTTAAAGAATCAGTTGACAATTTGCTAAAACTGGATTATAATAAACGTATAGAGATATCTGAACTGACAAAGCAAAAACATTCTAAAGAAAATTGGGTAAAGTCTCTTCAAGATCTTTTTGAACAAACTATAGACAGAAAGAAAAAAGTTAAAGAAACCTCAGTTTTTGATTTCTTTGAATGAATATTGACTATAAATACAACCGTCATCAAAATGGTGAAACTTTAGTACAGGTAGTTGTACTCGACCTACCCGGTTCCTCCGGCCAAATTAGTCGTTAAACTGATATAATAGAAAAGGAAAAATCTATGAAAAAAATTAAAGTTGGTATCATTGGCGTAGGTAACTGCGCTAAAGCACTAGTAGAAGGTGCTCAATATTATAATGAAAATCCAAATGACCGCATTGGTTTAATGTATCCAGATATAGGTGGATATACTTCTGCAGATATTGAATTTGTAATTGGTTTTGACGTAGATCGTCGTAAAGTAAATAAGCCACTTATTGAAGCACTACGTGCCTCACCAAATTGCGCAATGGATCATGTCGCAGAAATTTTAGAATTAGGCGGCAACTCTCCTGGCGTTGTTACAAAAGGTGCTAAGGTATATTCTAGTCCAACACTCGATGGTGTTGCTGAATGGATGGAACACTATCCAGAAGAAGTTTCGTTTAGAACTGGTGCTGAGTCAGCTAAATCTTTTGATGATATTGTTGATTTAGTTAAAAGCTCTGGTGTTGAAGTTTTAGTTAATTATCTTCCAGTTGGATCAGAAAAAGCAACACGTTTTTATATTGACGTCGCACTAAAAGCGGGTGTTCATTTTGTTAATTGCATTCCAACAATTATTGAAACAAAAGAAACACAAAAAGTTGAACAGCAATTTATTGATGCGGGTCTTACTTTTGTAGGATCTGATATGCGTTCTGCTTGGGGCGCTTCAAGGCTATCTGAAGTTCTTCAGGGCGCTATGATTGACGGCGGATTGCACGTGACTTATCACACCCAAACAAATAGAATTGGTGGAGCTACTCAAGGCAAAGAACATGTTCGTTCTGGTGTAACTTCAAATACTGATTTTATCAATATGGCTGAAAAAGAGCGACTTCACAGTAAGCATATTTCTAAAGAAAATGTTTTGAAAGGCCAGAATACAGTTCGTGGAGTTAGTTACGCGGGTGACACCCTTTATGCGGGCCCTTCTCTTACCGTGCTCCAAAAACCCGGCGGTACTTACATTGGTTCTGATAATAAAATTGCTGATCTTGATATTGTTGCTTTTGGTTTTGGTGGAGCACGATATACTTTACAAGCAAGACTTTCTTGCCAAGACTCGCCTAACAGCGGCGGCGTAGTTATTTCAGCTGTTCGTTTTTGCCGTGTTGCTGCTGAAATGGGTATTGTTGGTATTCTACGAGGTCCTTCTGCATATACACAAAAGTCACCTCCTGTACAACTTACCAGCGCAGACTCTAAATTTGAATGCGATGCTCTAGCGCGTCGTACTCTTACTTCAATGACAGAGCCTCAACTTGTAAAAAACAAGCCAGTTGCTAAAAATCTGCCTTACACTTACCAGGATAGCAAAACAGATTATGAATGATATACCAAACAAAATTATCAATTCTTTTGATATCGACGGAGTAATCTATATGGGAGACGCCTTTACTGGCGTCTTTCCAGGCGAAGACGATGTAATTATTACCGGCCGTTCTTACGAAGAAGGTGACATTACAATGAATATGCTTAAAGGTAGAGGTATATTCAACGATGTTTATATGAACCCACTTCCTTTTGATCAAAAATCAAGAAAATCTTCTGGCCAACATAAAGGTAGAACTTTGTTTTATCTTGAACAATTAGGATATTGTTTTGGTATTCATTTTGAAGATGACCCAATTCAAGCTGAAGAAATCCGCAAAATCATGCCCCACATAAATATAGTCATGCTACAACACGATCTTACGGAGAAATAAATTATGAAAAAAGAGATTTTCTCTGCCGCTGAAGTAAAATCAATGGCAGATCCAGAGCGTTTTCGATATTTTAACAAATGGGTTTTAGACTTCTTTAAAAGAGAAACTTTAAGAGATTCTGGAAGAATTGAAGAATACGAAATTGATCCAGAATTTGGAGACGCTATGCGCCAAGAAGTCTCTTATTGGAATCCTAATCGTTCGAAACACGCAGAAGTATTTTGGCTAGAAAATCACGTTTTTGGTCAAGATACTTCCATGCGCAATAAAATTCTTAATGCTATGTCCGTTAAGTTTGTTGGAATGCCAACTCTTACTTTAGTAGCATCTGATACCGCTGACTATTCAAAAATAATTGATTTTGATGAATATAGGCTCAAAGGTGATTATTATCATATTACAAATAAAAATTTGGATGATAACGTGCGCAAATTGAAAGTGTGGGGAGCTACACAACTTCAGACATCGCTTCAAACAGCAGCTCGAAATTTTGTTCGCGAAGAAGAAAATGATCCAAATGCTCCTTTCAAACTTTCACACATGATACGATGGATGGATCAACTGGATAAATTAGGCATGTGCGATGTAGTGCAAGATCCTAAGAATTCTCTTGGAGATGTTTGCGAATGGCTAAGAACACACCGCGGTATTGGACCATATTTTGGATACCACCCTCCATGCAATTTTTCTCGATGCGAACAACTTCCAAACATAGACGAAGATGATGACTATTGTCTAGTTGGCCCTGGTGCTGCTAGAGGAATGTCTTGTGTTTTTCCAGATGTTAAAATGAAAAATAACGACATCATGGAAAAGATTATTCTATCTATTCGCAGTCATCAATATGACTTTTTTGAATTTCCAGATGATGCTGCTAGAAATTTTTACAAAGAAAACTTAGAAAGAGACGGATATTTAACCACTTTTGGAACTGAAATTACTTTTTGCCAATTCAATTGCTTTGAATCAATTAAAGATAATCCAAAAGCTCAACAAAAAAGAATTCTACCACTAACATTCGATGCGTTTGATAAAATAGCGCTTGATCTTGAAGATCTACTAGGCTGCACGACTCTCGACAGCTTCTTTTCTTAAAGGAAACTTATATTATGAAAATAGCTATTATTTCACCAACTAACACTATTACAAGTTTAGTTTACTCTCATAGAACAGCTCCTGCTGTTATATATTGCGACCAATTAAAGTCAATGGGTCATGACGCAGTAGTAGATTTTGAAGGTGAGATTAAAGATCTAAATGAATACGACCTATTATACATGTATCACGCAGATAACGGCACTTCTCGCACTAAACCATCTGCTATGAATATTTTTGGCGGGTTTCAAAATTGCCCTTATTCACAAAACGTAGTTAAAGTTTCTAAATACAAAGGGCCTATAATTTCACTCAATTGTGACTTCCCAGAATATGAAAGATTGCTGCGCCGCAAATTTGAGCTTGCAAAAAAGAATAATGTCTACATTGAACCTATTTGGCATGAACTTAACATAGATAATTGGGGAAGATTTGAAAAAGAAGCAGAAGTCGTAAATCACGTCAGCACAAGTAAGAAGATGGTTATTGGCGATAGCCATGCTATTTCTATGTACAGGCCAGGTTGGTCTTTCAGATCTGTTGTGTTTAAAACATTAAACGGCGCATTAAACGAAGGCTTGAAATCGTTCATAGATATTGATGGAGTAGAAGAACTAGAGTTTTATTTTGGTAATATAGATGTTAGGCACCATCTTTGCAGAATAGAAGGTGATCCACTTAAAAACGCAGAAGCTCTTGCTGATCGATACATAGAACAAGCAAAAGAATTAAACGCTAAAATTTATGAATTGCTTCCAATAGAAAATGAAAGTAGAGTAGTTCCAAAAACTGGGCACTACGATGGTAAACCTTTTTGGGGTTCTTGGGCCGAAAGAAAAAAAGTCCGTGATCATTTCAATGATTACATCGAATATAAATATAACATAATTCGCTGGACAGATTATCTATTAAATGATCGTGGCGAACTTGATTTTGCTTATATGGAAAAGCCCAGATCTATTCACTTATCCAGGGAATATTATCCCCATTGGACTGGCGTTGAAAATAATAGTGTAAGCTTAGAAAACTTCTTTGCTTGAATAAAGGATGAAAGATTATGATAAAACATGCAGGAATTGTTCCGCTAATTGGCGGTGAACTATTAGCTTCTGACGCAGCTTATGGCGTTAAACCAGAATATATTATGAGTTATGGCGCTTTTGCTGCTAATGAACGACACCTACTTAATCACTATAAAAAAGACGGTTATGATATTCCTTATCACGTGCTTGACGCAGATGATGCCCCAGCAAAAACAGACTATGTAGATATAGTTTCTTCTGTTTGTCCTTGCGCTGGTTTATCAAATTATCATTCTAGTTACGGCGAACACAACCAAAATAACCAGTGGATGGAAAAAACTACACGACATGTATTAGAACAAGTAAAACCAAAAGTTCTTTGGGGTGAGAACGCGCCGGCGCTTGCTACTAACGTAGGTAAGTTTATGCGAGATAAACTAAAACAGATTAGCGATGAAGCTGGTTATAACATGACTATCTATATTACAAAGTCTCTTTTACATGGATCACCACAAATTCGTCGTAGAAGCTTTTATTTCTTTTGGCGCAGAGATGCTTTTGATAATATGGTTCCTGTTTTCAACACATATAATAGGAAATATCCGACTATTCGTGAATTGCTTGAAAGCGTAAAAAGCAATTTTCAGGTTGAACCGATCAATCAAAAAACACCTTCAAAAGATGATCCATATTATGATTACTTTTTGAGAGAAGTAAAAGGCGGAATGAGCCATACTGATTTTTCTGCTACCCTCGGGCCAGACACTTTTAAAAGACCATCTTATAGTATTGAAGGCGAAATGCTAGCTCAAGGTATTACATACGAGAAAATTGGTAAATGGATGCGTTCTCAGGGTAAAGATAGAGAAGCTGATAAATGCGACCGCAGGCATGCTAAACTATCAAGCGGAAAAAACGTAATGATGAGAGGAACTATAGTTCCAGTTGATCATATTGGCGCGTTTGTTGTGCACATGCCGTCAGTAGTAACTCACCATGTAGAAGATCGCTATGTTAATTACAGGGAAGCTATGACTATTATGGGTCTTCCTCAGGATTATGAGCTACTTGATCCTCGCCAAAGCACAAATCACATATGCCAAAATGTTCCGTTCCTTACTGCTAAAGATATGGCTACAGAGGTTCTTGCTACTGTAAATGGTGAAAGAAGTATGGAAAGAGCTTCTTATATGATCCAAAGTAATTTAAATGGCGCAATAAGAGAAAAAGAAATTAACCGAGATTTAATGGATTTTATAGCATGAAACATACATTTTTAGATTGCGAAACTTTTGGCCAGCCAACAGATAATTGCGCAGTAATAGATTTTTCATTCTTTACAATAAACACTGAAAGATTTGTTTCTGACAATCCTTACACGACAGCTGATATTAAAAATGTTAAAAAATTCAAGCTTTCAGTGAAAGATCAGGTTGACAATTATGGCTGGATAGTATATAAAGATACTATAGAATTTTGGCAGTCACTTCCCGCAGAAGCTCGTAAAAATATAGTACCAAAATCTGACGATCTTTCAGTAATAAACTTCGTTGACGGCTTATTAGAATATATGAATAAACAAGGTAAAGTAGATTACTGGTGGTCTAGATCTAATACTTTCGATCCAGTTATTTTATCTAGAATTTTTGACGCTGTAGATAAGCACCATCATTTTAAACAATATTTCCCTCATTGGAAAGTTAGAGATATTAGAACATATATCGACGCAAAGCTAGATTTTCCTAAAAATAATGGATTTGTTCCATTAAAAGACGAAGCAAAATGGTCTAAAGTTTTTGTTGAACATGACAGCGCGTGGGATGTTCTTGCTGATGTTCTACGTATGCAAACAATATCAAGAGCAGAAAATGATATGGAGCAAATATGAAAATAAAAATAACATTAGAAGAACTTAGGAAATACTCTTTGTTCGTTGGAGTTCCTATGTTTGGAGGCCAATGCTCAGGACTTTTTGCAAAATCTACTACCGATCTTGCAACCCTGTGTGCTAAATATGGTATTAGGGTAAATTTCTATTATCTTTTTAATGAGAGCTTAATTACCCGCGCGCGCAATTATTGCGTCGATGAATTCCTACGTTCTGACTACACACATTTAATGTTCATTG